AATAGGAGCTTGCCCGCGAAATGTTGCTCAGAGCTTTGAGCAGAATCAACTCCAAATACTGCGCATCGGTCAGAACCGTTGCGGGATTCGTTGGGATGATTCTTGAAACGCCAACCACGCGCCCCCATATATCAAGCCCAAAACCTTGGGCTGTATCTACCTGCCAAACGTGAGTAAGGAAGTTGTCAATGTCAGCAGAGGGATCGACCGCCGCGTTAAAAGATTCGATGAGCGCAAGGATGGTTGGGCTATTCCCCCATTGCGACACAACGGTTTGGAGAACATTTTCCAAAGCTACACGCTCCCCACCATGATATTCGACACGTCAAGAGTGGGAGCCTGGTCAATCCCCATTGTCACATCGTTAAGCGTAGCGGGGCCAGAGAGGCCCACAAGGATGCTGACAAGAGACACGCCGGGAACCGCTGCAAATATGGCTCCCGTGTAACTCAGCGCCAGAATCATTGAAGCAATTCCGGCAGGCGTGTTGCCGTTCTCTCCGTTAAACTGAGCGACAATCGCGTTCTTAATCAGCGTCGCATAGTCTGACGGCAACGATGCGGCATTGGTGACGGTGACTGCGAAATATACAGGCGTGCCCGTTGGGATGTTGAACGTCACCGGGTAGGCTGGCTGCGGGGCTGCGTATCGGGTATCGTAGACGGTTTCTGTCGTGTTCCCGTTGTAGTTGCAGCCGCCGTCTTTTGCGTTCCAGATTGCTTGTGCGATTGCGCTGGCCGAGCCGCCAACGACCGCAACATAAATCGAGTGCGGGGCAAGGGGGTAATTTGTCGATCCATAGTCCACCGTGTTCCCTGAAGGGTTGTCAATCACATAGCAGTCGAGAACGCCCGCGACGGCATAGACGTTGGCGAAAATGGCATCTGTCGTCCCATGGCTGTTGAGCGCGACGGAGTTTTGACGGCGAAGTTCAAACGCTTGCGAACTCTCCACGTCTGAGCCGATGATCCCCGCTCCCGCGTTCGTTACCGTATCCCATCCCGGCACAGTCTGGTAAAGCTGTGTGAGGTTCTCCGCCGAGCATGGGATCGGCCCTGTTGCAACGTTTGCGAATTCTGCGGGTATCGTTCCGCTCAAGCCAATTGTGACCGCCCCTAGAAGCTGATAGACGTTCTGTGAGGTATCCAGCGCAAGAACTCCAGCGGGGATATAGGTTCCCGGCAAGCCGCCGATTGTCGCAATGACAACGGTCGAGCTGGCCGGGTTCCGCGTCATAAAGTAGATACGCCCTATCGCGTCTTGGAAACGCCCCTCAGCATATTGCGGGTCCACCTGGTTTGCAACGTAGGCAATGGCGCTGTTCTTGTCTGCGATGATCGCCGCATTGCTAGATGCAATCTGGCCCTGTGGAGTAGAGAGAGAGGGATTGACGCCACCGCCAAAGGCTGTGTCTATGTCCGCCTGCTCCCCCGCAAGGATCGCCGCATCAGTGGGGAGTACGACGCCGGTCGTGAGCCATTGAATCGGAGGTACGCTTGTGCTCATGATAAGTTTACCGTTGTGCTAGTTCCGTCGCTGGTTGAAAACTGAATCTGTCCGCTGACCTCACGGCCCGCAATTGAGGTAATGACAGTGTTTGCTGTGACTACGCCGGGGACCTTGAGAGCCGCCGCGTTGAATGCCGACGCGATCTGCGAAGTGGTTGGATTCTGGCCTAAAAACTGTTGCCAATATGGAACGCCCTGTGTCGTGTCGTACCAAAGCTCGCCCTGGAATAGACGGCACGCACTCGCCACATCCTGCGCGACGGCGTAGGGCGGGGCGGCAAGCGCAATCGACCCATTGGAGTCGAGAACTAAATCCCAGGCTGAATTGTCCAAAAGCAGCGTATTGGCTGGCGAACTCATGCGATTGGTCCTCCAGTATTTGAACTACCTGATGTTACCCCTATGTGTTTGTGCGTTGCAAACGGGATTCCATCAAATGTGCTGCCTGTGAGATCAGCCACAACGTCACCGCCCACTGTCAGATCTTCCGCCATGGTCACATTGCCCCCGCTTTGGGCCACAGCGCCCTGTAGAACGATGTTTGGAGCTTGGAGGGTGATAGTGTCAGGGGAGACGATTGTGACGCCTCCTGAGCCAAACTGGACGTACTGCGTGGGTACCCCGTTGAGCAGACCGCCCAGATACATCCCGTCCGCGAAGTCGTGCATCCTGAAACTTCCGGGGTTCGCCTGTGCCTTGGTACTCTTGACATTCGTGAGGTCCCGGCTGGCGAAAACTGCGATTCCAATGTCTCCCGGCTGTGGGTCAATAATTACCGCATTCACTCCGCCCTGGATGCGTAGGTAGGGAAGTCCGTACATTGTTACGTGAGGAGTGGCGACCTTTTGCCCGCTGATCTGGTTCACTAGAATCTGCACATCGACCGTGCCAACAGGGGACACACCGCCGTCATTTGAGCAGGCAATGACCTTGACGACCGTTGCCGTCTGCACCTTAGAGAGTGCCTGTTGAATGATGAAAGCGAGATTATTGTGTACTCCCCATAGCGTCGAGGGTTGCAACATTCCCGCCGGATTGGTGACTGATCCCATCATGCCCCCACTTGCGGCGCGCCGGTCGTCGGCGATACAGCATTAACAGTTGTCTTCCATGAACCGCCAGGCGTCTGGCTTGAAAGCTGATGCGACATCGAAACCACGATCCAAGTCCCGTTCGCCTTGGGAATTGCTGACACCATTTGAATCTCTCCTCCAAAGACAATAGCCGGGTTGAATAACGTCTCAAAATTGACTCCAGTGCTGTTGAATATCGGGTAGCCTTCCAACCCGGTCTGCGGAGAAATGAGAGGAACCGCCGTATTGCGAGCTTGCCCGTAAGGAGAAATCGCTAGCGTATTAGGCTTTGTGCTGTCGAGATACATCCAAAATTTGTATGCTTGCATGAGTGAGCGGGCCTGTTCCATTAGAGTGTTTCCCCAGTATGAACCTTTGGCCACCGCGATATTCACACCGTTATTCTCAAACTGGTATCCCATGCCAGAAGCGATCTGCTGCATGACTGTTGCCACGTCAGTATTCGCTGCGATGCTGAGAGGAGCTACGGGCTGCACAAGTGCGGAGTAACCGATCTGCGCTTCGACGTAGAGATACGCGTTTGGCATCGAGGTATAGACGCCCCAACAATTCAGGATGTCTCCGTTATAGACAAGAGTTTGCTGAGTCCCGTCGATAGCAAATACCTGAATTGAGTTAAACGCAAACGACGATCCCGAAGAACTCACAACCAAGTCGTCCCATAGCATGCTGGTCAGCGTGTTCATGTTGCTTGCCGTCACGCCGAATATTTGCGCCCGAAGCGTCCCCATCATCGCTCCGCCCGCATTGTCGATGTAAACTGAGGCGCGGAATCCTTCAAGAGTAATCGTGTTTCCCGTTTGCCCGCCAGAGGAAAACAGTGATCCGTTCGCCAGTGTGAAAATAAACCTTAATGCTTTCGTGTTTTGGAAAGAACTAGGAGCCGATCCCATTGAACGCCTCCAAGTCTGCCGAGTCGAGATAGAGCAATACCCAGCGCGTACTGAGTCCAGTGTAAACGGGATCATTCGTTCCCTGCGTATCGTAGAATACCATCCAGCCTGAGAACCCAAGGTAGGATGTAGGCACAAGCGATACGAGATTCTTGCACTGCACTGCATAAGCGATCTGCGTTCCATTCACAGCCAAGTCAAGGAACATACATTGGTTTTTCACATACACAGAAATAGAGCATGACTGTGCATCAAGCACAACCTGTGTCTGCTGCGAAGGAACGGATTGAAGGACGATCTGCTGCATTACTTGACTCCCACCGTGCCATCCCCAAATATCTTTGCCAGCCATGAAGTCGGAGGCGTAGAAGGCTGCGTGATTCCGTTGCTCACTTGAGACGTGGCGCTTGGGGATTGCGGCGAGGTAATTCCTGTCGTTCCAATCGGAACGTTGCTCAGCGCCGCCGTGACCTGCAAAACCTGCTTGAGTGATACTTCTACAATCAGCATCGTAGCTCCATGCGTGGCCGTGCGCTGGTAGCTGTACCTCTCTATCGTGCAAGCCCCATTCGATCCGCTATACGAGGCGTCTGGGGTGTAGACATTGTAGAGAGAAGTTGACTGGCAGGCCGCGTCAATGGCAGCAAGAAAGGCTATTTTCTCGCCCTCAGTTCCGCTGAGAGCTAAAGTGACAACTGGATTTGATGGAACGAAAACTTTATTGAAACTCGCAAAGGATGCTCCCTGACTTACATTGTTCGCTTCAATCGGGAAATCGCTCACTTGCATCGAGCGCGTAAACCCGAACGATAGAACGGAAAGTGTTCCGCCATCAGTTGGCGTATAGATGGGCTCATTTGCTAAAGTGAAGATTCCCCACGGCAATTCTCCCGGCGCTTGATTTACCCACTCCTGCTGCTGTGGCGCGATGCTGATATTAATACTCGGCGATCCGGGCGCGGTTCTGGGAATCGCTGGCACGCCAGGATAGTTCGGGACCGACGGAAAGGGTATCAGTGGCATCAGTAAAGTCCAAAGTTCTGTTGCGTTAAAAGCGTGTTCCAATCCATCCCGCGAACCATCGAAGGCGTCATGGCAGAGCTTCCGGCAGGATTGCTCATATTGATCGTTCCGATGTGCGTTACCTTGCTATTGTCTGTGCTGCTTGTACTATTTGAGTTGCTTGTTCCGGCGAGCGCTGCCGTACCTGACGCTCCTCCAACCCCCCTTAAAAGCGAGACAGCGTAATCTCCCCGCCGCG